AAATAACTCTTTCCCATCTCGCTGAAAATGAGGTTCTTGCCCCTTCTTCTTTCGTAGATATAGTCTTGTATTGTGAGGATACCAATTAAGGAATCTCTCTGCCCAATGCAATTTAACTGTTATGCTCATTTTTCTTCTCCATTTTATAGACAATCTTTAGGCCGCTTTTTCTTTTTCCTTCACGTTGGCCTGGGAATTTTTGACTTAGCAATGCGTTCCTAAAGCTCTCGTCATACTCACAACTATATGCATATCTTCCACCATGATACACATGAGCGATTCCTCTCTCTTCATCTTCTAATACAACAGTTTGTGCAGCAGATACCGCTTGACCAGCAATTCCACCGAATCCTAAAGACGTATCAGACCAAGTTTGTTGCCATGAATAGAGCTTGAAATTATCTATGTCACCAAATTCTTTATGTGCATGACAAAGAACTCGTGTGAAAGTGGAAGGAAATTCTGTAAGTCTATTGAACATTTTCTAGTGCCTTTCTGGCTTTACAGTAAATACATTCGTAATGATTAAGTTTTACGAAGTCAGGACAATTATCGTTATATACACATTCATTTTCTGCAATGTCCTCAAGTATCTGACGATATTTCTTTGCTTCACCTAGAATATATTCACTAGCCGCCAATGATAGACGACACATTGAATCTGACAATAAACCTTGGTCGTCACTATGTCTTTGTCTCATTAAGGTAATGGTTTTTTCGATTTCATTTATTGTAAATGGTTCACTTTTGTTGTGCTTTGCACAATACCATGAGCTACATCTCGGATTCCCGCAAGTAAAGTCGGCATTATTCATGAGTACACAGACAATTGTAATAAACATGACCACATTTAATACAACAACCTTTCGAGTCTAATTCTTTATCTGTCATGCTTATACTGTAAGCGTCTAGAACAATTTCTAAACATGCGGTAATAACATCAGGACTACCATCGCCTATTCTTTCATCACAACTCTTATCTTTTTCTTCTAGCCAAAATTTATGGATATCGTTTTCAATTCTAACAAATGCTTGTTTTAATTTTTTAATTTCTTCTCGTTTATTTTGTAACATTTCTTCCTTAGCGACGTTAATATGCCCTTGAAATCTAAACTCAAGAAGCAACGATTCTTTACTAGCTGCTTCCCAAGAAGAATGAAGAAAATGCTTTTTAATTTGTTGTAGCTCTTTCTTTGCATCAATAAGCTCACGAGCATGTTCGGCTTTCATACAAAATGTACGTTGTTCTTTTGCTGAACTTTTGTTCATTAAGGTGGTAAGGTCTTTATCTATTTCTTCTAACCAGTTTTCTCGCCAGTCAATCATTTTGGTGTCTCCTCTGGATCAAGGATATTCCACACTTCCATAGCCCTATCTCCCCATTCGCTCCAGCGGCCTGCAGCGAACTTTAGTGCTTCGGAGATTCTTTCTTTTAATTCTAGATACAACTCAATTGATTGCTCTGATTCTTCTTCAGCTTCGTGCATTCTCTTGATATAACTTAAGGTTAGTCTCTCTTGTTCTTCGTATCTTGCTTTTAAGTTCTTTGTTTCTTTCTTTAGCTTTCTGTTTTCTCTTTGAACTTGTGTACAGCGTTCGTCACGTTGCTTGAGGGTTGAAGCTAAAGATACAAGATTGCTATCAGGGTATGCTCCCATCGCTTTAGCTATTAAAGACATTGTTTCCGCCATTTTGGCAGTGCTTTTCTTGAGCATCCTTACGTCGTCAGGAGTTATGCCCTCTGGGTATCCTACTAAGAGTTTCCTATTTTGAATCAAAAGGTCTTCGATGACAGCCCAGATCCATTTGTGATCGCCATCGCAAATTGCTTGCCAAAATTCGCCTTCATCAATAACTTCAAGACTCATTTTAATACCCTTTCTACTTCTTCAAGAACAGATAAGCCGCCTGGTGAGCGAGTTCCATCTTCATTTTCAATACAAAATTGCTGCCAAACATCCCTGAGTACATCACGAAGTTCGTTAACTTGTATGTAATAGTCTCGACATAGGTCCTCAAGATCTTTATTATATCTCTTGGTGTGCTTTAACTCTTTTTTAGTTTCATACAGCAAAACACAAGCATCGCATCTGTCACAGTTAGATCGAGTACAAGGACAATATTTCCCACAGTTCATAATACTCGCCTCGAAGTTAAGCAAACATTTCCGCCACCAAACTCTTTGCACAGTTCTCTAAAAATTTCATCAGCCTCAAATAAAGATGCAAATACTCTTTGTTCTTTTATATCACTTTCATTAATGGCAGTAACGACATATACGACATGATTTCTTGCATCATTAATATTATTGATAGGCTGACTTTTAAGTTTTTGATTAAGTTCTTTTACACGAGATGGATGAAATCGAGAGATATAGGCACTATTAGGAAGACGAACACAAGCAAGTATATCTCCTCGTTCATCTGTAGAGAATCCAACTAAATTACAAGTACGGATACTATCGTCACTATACTCAACAGTCACCTTAGTGTTACATAATGGAGCAACAATAGATTGAGCTTCTTCAAAAGTCATTTGATTCTTTCTTTAATTAAAGATTAAGGCTCTTAGCGTATATTTCCAGTGCTTTTCTTGCAGCATTGTGATCTTCTACCTTGATGTCGCTATATCTGAAGTCGCCTATATTGTCAATATCTATATTGAGAATTAGTTTGTGCTTCAGGGTGCGATATCATTAACGAATATAGCCCTGGAACTGAATATGTCTTTGGTAAAATCATGTTGATAGTGGCATTTTAATAACAGAATGGCACTTGTAGTCTACTATCTTAATGTCATCATAAGTAAAATCATCAATATTTTTCACATCTGGATTTAACCAGAGCTTGGGAAATGGGTGAGGCTCTCTTTTTAGTTGTTCTTTTACTCCATCGATTTGATTTTCATAGACATGAACGTCCCAACCCCACCACGTAACAGAGCCAGCTTCATAACCTGTTACATGTGCAATCAAGTGAGTCAACAAAGCATAAGAAGCAATATTAAATGGCAAACCAAGTGGAACATCAACAGATCTCATGTTAAAAGCGCAATGCAGCTTATTTCCAGACACAGAAAATAGTGCAGCATAATGGCATGGAGGTAAAGCACATTGATCTATGTCTGCTACATTCCAAGCAGATAGAATGTGTCGTCTACTAGAAGGATTATTTTTTAGGTTCTCGACCAAATTAGCTATTTGATCTATCTGAAAACTTACCCCATTAGGAAACACCTTCTTAAACTCAACATCACCTTGCGCATAAGTACCTGTCTTCCACTTCCTCCACTGTGCTCCATAGACTTTTCCAATCTCACCCATACCAGGAAGAGGTTTGGGTTTTTCACCAGGGAGCGCTGTGCCTGCTCTCATATAAGCTACAAACTCATGTTTAGTGAATGGCTCACCAGAAGGGTGTGGGGGGTTTTTTAGGTAATGCCTATACGCATCATCATTCCAAATGTTCACGCCATTATCTACAAGGTACTTAATATTAGTAGAACCAGATAGGAACCATAGAAGCTCATGAACTACGCCTTTAAACCAAACTTTCTTAGTAGTTAGGAGAGGAAATCCATCTTCAAAATTGTATCGATGAGTAACTCCCAACAACCTAAGTGTATCCACTCCAGTCCTATTAGAAACTCTCTCTCCATTTTCGATTATTTCCAGTAAGGTATTGAGATATTGATGTTCAGGATGATTCATTGCTTTAACTCCTTTGTTGAGCATGAACTGTTCGATCTTGTAGAAATCAGAGATCCTTCGTTAGAGCCACAAAAGGGACACGATTTAGCATTACCCACCTTTCTTCTCCTCGTTGAATTTCTCCTCCCACAATCTTCCAAAGGTTCCAAAAATCCTATCAAACAAGAAGAACGTAATTCCATAATTCTTCTTCATGTTCAAATGATGTAAGTCGTGTAGTTCTCGTCGATCAGAGAACCACGCACGCAATAACCCACCCTTCAACAATAAAGAAGACTTAAGATGAAACTGATCATGCATATAACTAAAGAATATACTAGCCCATACCAACGCAGATGCAGCAAAAAGCATAACCCTTAAAACGTCAGCTCCAAACACTATCAAAAACAAAATAGTAAAAAGAAGAACCAAGGTCACAGGGAATATCCACTCTATGCCTAACCCAAGAAACCTCGAATGTTTTGGTGTTCTATAATTTTCTGATCGCAAATTGCCAAATGGATATAAATTTATGTGATGATTCATGTGCATTTTGTGCAGCCACAAAACATTTCCAGAATGCAGAAGGCTATGAACCAAATAACCAACCAATTCTGCATAAAAGATTCCCAAAAACCCACAAACAAAATATAGAATCATTTAAGTTGTTCCCTAGTTTCTAACAGTTTTCTACATGGACCACATATTTTCTCCAAGTTTCTTTGACATCTAGCTTCCGTCTCCCTTACTTGATGCTCAGACATTCCAGCATAAATGAAATAACTAACAATCGCTAACAAAATAGAGTTTACTGTAACTTTGAGTAAGAATCTTTTCATGAAACGTACTCTTGCTGAAAGACCTCTCCAGTTTCTAATACCATTCCTGTTAGAACTTTCTTTGCCGAATCGTCCAAGCAAATAGCATATTCACCTTCTTTATCTTCCCATTTGCGCAACCCAAATTGAGAATTGTGTCCACAAACCTGCAATCTCCACTTGTCACGACGAACGGGTTCTTGGCGATTCCAAACAATTGTTGTTTCATCTTTGTCGTAAACTGTCTCGCCAAACTCGCAACAATGCTTAAGGGCTTCATCGCTAGACATGTACCCTCGCAAAAAAGAATGAGAAAGGAGACAATTATCGATTTCTATAAATTTAGGAAGACCATCAATCCATTCAAGATATTTTTGAGGAACTACCTCGCTTGGCGATCTTTCGAACGAGGGATCAAATGACTTCAAAGTTTCTGAACCACCATTGTATATCCATAGTCTACGATCGTAGAATTTTCCTTGGCGCAGATAGTCTAGCATCATGTGTTCGTGGTTTCCCAATACAGCTCGACGACCTGATTCCATAAAAAAATCAAGCACCTTCTGAGAATCTGGGCCACGATCGACCATATCTCCTAGAGATATAATTTCTCCATCGGGCATCTTATCTACAAGCTTAACAAGGGCTTTGTATTGCCCAGCAACATCTGCAATGACATTGGTCATTTCAACACACCTTATCTAAAAGGAGCGAAGCTCCTACAAACGAAAAAAGCAATACAGTTAAAATAAAGTACCACTTACAATAGATGCAATGATCTGCATCAAACCAAAACTTTAATTTTTTAGGGTTTTTTTCAGGATGGTAAAATCCCCAGCTTTCCCAACTCATTATTTAATCTGCCTTTCTAATGGCATTTTTCATGACAAGCCGCCAGTCAATTGCCAACTTCCTTACTATACGTTTGTCTGTCTTCTTATGCAAGATGTTTTTTATTTTTTCTCTTTAAAGTTCCACTGACTCTTCCTCCAGTGCCTTCCAGAAAATTTCAGAAATTTCTCTCCAACACCTATCTTCATCTTCGGTCAGCTCGCTATACTTAATTTTTTCTCTAATTTTTTGAGATACAGTATACAATGTACGCTGCATGTTTCTGGCAGTAGATTGAATATAAAAGTCTTCCTGCTCTTCTGGAAGATTGAAATCAAAAACCAACTTCGCTTTCATGTAAATTTTAGCCTTTCTTGAACAAGATCTAATAAGTCAGCACCCAAGACGTGATGCAATGAAGTTCCTGCTGACTTAATATGCCCGCCGCCATTATTCAATTTCGCTACCTTAGACAAATCTAATGAAGAGCTTTCGCTAGCTCTCATTGAAATTGCGGTGGAACCAACCATAAATACGGCATCTATGTTTAAATCTGGGTCGTCATAAATCGCTTCACCCAACCTACTTTGGTGGTCGTGTGCCTGGACGAATGCAAGCCTGAAAACTTTATTGTCAATTTCTTTTTCAACAATTCTCAGTCTCTTTTTGGCATTGCTGATATATGCTTTGCGCTTCCTGTCCTCTATTTCAATTAAGAACGATTCATTTTCATCAAGTTTTAGAGTTGGCTTGTTTAAAAATCTTTCAATAAAGATATCTTGACCCAATAGTCCATGAAGCGTAGACAGAACTGCAGACCGCTCATCTTCTCTGATCCACCTATCGTTGTCGTCAACAACATCTACCAACAAATTTCTAAAGAATTTGGTATCAAAGTCACAGCCTTTTTCCACCAACCAATCAAAAAACATCTTTCCGCCGCATCTTGAATTTTCTTTATCAATGTGACACCAGCTAAAATCACTCAGTGGAATGGCAGACTTATGATGATCAAGCAAGTGAACATCTAGATTAAAATTATCTATCTTTTTTGCTAAGTTGTAAGAAATTGAAGCATCAGCAATAACAATTGTGCCATCCCAACTTTCCAAAAGATGCTCAACTAATTCGTCCACCTCTTCATGATTGGGTCCGGTAAAGTAAATGTTATCCCGTCTCCCTCCAGCGGCACAAAAAACAATAGCACAAGAAGAACCATCCATACAGCCTCTATGGGTAACCAAAACAACATTTCCAAGATTCATTCATCGCCTCCAATTTAACCGGTTTATCGTTTGTAAATCCAAACTACATTCTACACTAACATCGATACCGAGTCCAGAACTTTCATTTCTTTTTCCTTATTTCAAATGTGATTTTTTCTTCATACTTTACGTAACCTTTGGCGTCGCAATCTTTACATGGATTCTCCACTTGAGTTCCACGACCACGACAATTTGAACATATTGTTACTAGACGAATAAATCCGTCAGATTGAAAGGCTTGCCCGGAACCTGAACAGGCATCACAGGTTGTCTTTTTTTCCCCGCCTAATCCATTGCAAGAAGAACAATCTTTAGACTTTGTATAAGATACTTTATGTTCTATTCCTTTCTTGATGTCTGCTATAGAAATGTTGATTCCCATTCCTACTTCTTCATCTCTCGTAGGAGGTCGCCTTTCTTGTTGGCCGAATATGTCACCTAAGTTAATGTCAAAACCAAATCCACCAAAGCCGTTAGGCGGGGTATGTTTCGGACGACTCTTTCCTGTGAGGACTTCGTAAGCTTCTGTTATTTTTTTAAACTCTTCTTCGTCACCGCCTTTATCTGGGTGATGTACTAACGCCAGTTCTCTGTATTTCTTCTTTATCTCTTTCGAAGAAATTCCCTCTTCGAGACCGAGGATGTCAAAGTATTTCTTCATTTTCTTTCTGCAAGATTATATAATATGCGCAAGAAATTCCACAAGCCATCAACTTCATGAGAAGAAAGGTAAATGCTATCAAAAGCAAACCTTTCTTTTAGATACATTTTGATTAAATTTTTATCTCCCTCATGGATAGATTCGAATAAATTGCAGATCCTATCTGCTACCTTTACTGCTACAGCAGGGCGGCCTCTCTCAATTATTTTAGCGTAAACCGAAGTTTTTCTTTCTTCCCTGTTTTTCCCTGATCCGTCTGTGACAGCATGAACTATAGAGCCAATTTCTCTTCCGAATGTCTCTATCAATTCTTCCATTGTTACGTCTGTGTCTTCAACGACATCATGCAGCCAGCCAGCAGCAACAACTTCATCATCAAATTCAAAGCTGTTTAACAAACTAACCACGCTAACTAAGTGGTGCTCATACGGATACTTTCCGTACCTTTGATTTCCATGTCTTTTGATCGCAAATTCTTTAGCTCTTTCCACTACTTCCGAACCCATTTTGTCCCCTTTCTGAACCTTCAAGTTCGTCAACAACTTTTACTAAAACTTTCGGAACAGGCTTAATCACCATTTGAGCTATCCTCTCTCCTTTTTCGGGGAGTTCAATCCACGGTGCCGTAGCCAATAAAATTACACATATCTCATTACGATAGCCAGCGTCAATGGTTCCTGGAGAATTTAGTACTGTTAATCCCTTCTTCAGCGCTAGCCCGCTGCGAGGGCGAATTTGAGCTTCCCAGCCTTCAGGTAGTGCCATAGCGAAGCCGCACTTAACCAATATTCTATCTCCAGCGTACTTTCCGATATTTGCTCGCAACTTGCCTCCTAATCTACTCTCGATGCGATGCACATATAAATCTAATCCTGCGTCGCCGGGATATGCTTGGGTAGGAAGTTGTGTGTCTTTGAAGAGTTTCTTGAATTCGACAGTTACATTGTGCATTGTCTCTTCCTTCTTTTATTGCTTTGTGGCTTGGATGTTTTTTAGATTTCGTGGCGCTCCCGGCAGGATTCAAACCTACGACCCTCGGATTAGAAGTCCGATGCTCTATTCAACTGAGCTACGGGAGCATGGAAACAATATATCATAGCTCGCTCCGTAATGCACGAAGAATCATTGCTGATATTGTTTCGCTCTTACTATTTATAGCCTCATCAATAGATACAAATTTACAATAAGAACCTTCTTCGCCTTTGGTTCCGTCTCCTTTTCCAATGTACTCCCCTTCTTCAAAAGGAATCTTTACCGCAAACAAATACATAATAGTGTCAGAAGACTTTCCAGGTCGAGTAAAGCCTAACGACTGAAAGTCTTCGGCATCCATCTTGATTCCTGATTCCTCCTCTAATTCTCTTATAGCAGTCTCCAAGGGGCTATTTCCTTTCTCTACCATTCCTGTTAAAGCTGTCAACGAAACTCCGTCATTATGGCAAGGTGTTTTTTCATATCTTCCAAGAATCATTAGTGGATCAATCGAATATGCCAAAACTGCAACGGCTTTGCCACCTGACTTTTCTTGGTGAGTATAGGTGTACCATCCGTCTTTTTCTTTTACAGAAATCCATTCATTCTTCCAGAGAGTTTTGTCTGCCTTATTTTCGTAGTCTTCTAGTATTTCTTTTAGTTTCATTTTATTTATTTCTTTATCCACATTTTGCGAACCCACAATCGCCACAAGTTACACATCCTTCTTGATAAATTAGTCCAGCGCCTCCACACTCAGAACATACTTTGTCTGAAGTTACCTTAGTTCCGTCCTCAATGTATTTCTTTAAAACTCTCGAAAGAACCTTAGAAAAAGATGTCAAATCATTATCTGGATCTTTCAATAATTGCTCAACCAAAAAAGATGGTCTCGCTCCATGACGTAAAGCCAAAGACACCATGCGTGTATGGACTTGATAAGTGGGATTGTTAAATTGTTTTGTGATATTTTTGATAGTAAAGCCATTAACCTTCAAGTCATAACGACTAGCTGCGTGCTTAAAACTTGCACCTTTAATTATCTTTCCTTTTTTGTATTCTTGAGGAATTTCAACAGCTTCTTCTGCCAATCCTCCAAAAACTTCATATGGCCTATCGTTCAATAAGCCTATAAAGATGAGCCATTTTTCACCTTTCACACTGACGTGATGGATATCGCACTCAACGTCTGTAGGTCTTCTAGGGGCGTCATGAGGGTTGAACTTTCCGTTTCCACCTTCAGATTCCGCTACCAATACTCCAGACCTAGACCCATCCACATAAACTGTAAGTCCTTTAAGTCCTTGTTTCCATCCTTCTAAATAAAGTTCACTCACTACATCAGGAGAAACGCCCTTTGGAAGATTGATGGTGCTAGAAATGGAATGATCTACATGCCTCTGAATGGCAGATTGAACAGCAACTCTCTTCATCCAATCAATTTGATCACTTTCTACAAAATAATCCGGTAAAGATGGATCTGATTGATCAATAGATTCCTGTTGGGTCCATTGTTGGACATTATGATGATATACATTAAATTCTTGCCATTTGTCTCCAAGGTCATCTACAAAATCGACCCTACTCACTTCATCGTCATGGTTCAGTTTCTTTCTGCGAACATACGAATTCTTAAATACCGGTTCCAATCCAGATGATGTTTGTGACATTATCGATACAGTGCCAGTAGGAGCATTAGTAAGAAGGCTAATATTTCTTCGACCATGTTTTTTCATCTCTTCAAATAGAGATGGAGAAAGAGATTTCAAAAATATATTATTTTTTTCGAGATTGTGATTCCAGCAGGGAAAACTTCCTCGCTCTTTTGCGAGAGACACACTCTCTTCATAAGCTGCTTCTTTACGAAGTTTGTAAATAGATTCAATAACACTCAAGGCTTCGTCAGAATCATATTTCAGACAAAGACAAGCTAAAGCATCAGCCAACCCATGTGTCCCGAGTCCAGTGCGGCGGCCTGATATACAAACATCATGCAGCTTTTGAAAAAGAGCTTTTTCATCTTCTGTGTCTGATACATTGATTAAGTCTCGGAGTTTTTCAGCCTCTAGTTCTACAAGGTCGTCAGAGAGCCTCATAGCCTCTCTGGTGTGTTTGTAGAGCAAATCCATATCCAGAGATGCACTTTTTGTAAACGGGTCTCTGACGTAGTTCTTGAGGTTCTGAGATATAAGTCTGCACGAATCATAAGGAGACAAAGGCACTTCACCACATGGATTTGTAGTTGTCGTCTTAAAACCTGGATAGGAATGAGCGGGTAAAGTCTTTGTAATATTGTCCCACATCATCAGCCCTGGCTCAGCAGTCTTTGTGGCTGATGCCACAATGAGATCCCAAATATCTCTCGCTCTAACTCTCCTGGTGTAAGTGCATTCTTCAATCCTTACATCTAACGGCCACTGTAAATCAAACTCACCATCTTCTTGAACCGCTTCCATAAACACATCAGAAAAACGCACAGATATATTCGCCCCAGTCACCTTGGATAAGTCGTGCTTCATTGTGATGAACTTTTCGATATCAGGATGTCTAACATCCATAGTGATCATTAGAGCACCACGCCTACCAGATTGTCCAATCATGCGAGTTACATACGAATACAAATCAGCAAACGACCACGCACCAGTCGATGTAATTGCAGAATTATTTACCAAAGATCCGTCTGGTCGGAGATTGGAAATATCCAAACCCACACCACATCGACGCTTATATAGGTTTGCCAACTCTTTGGCAGAATCCATAATAGAAGACATAGTATCTTTAGGAGAAGCTATCACAACACAATTAGACAAGCTCATGTGCATAAAATTATTGCCAATGCCCATCATAGGAGAACCTTGCGGAACTACATATCTAAAATTTTTCAGAAGATTGTAAATCTTCTCCTCAGACATTGGGTTAGAAAAGTTTCCTTCTATACGAGCAAACTCTTTAGCCAAGCGGTGATGCATGTCGTCAGGAGTTAATTCACAAAAATCACCTGAACCATCTCTTAAAACGTATTTGAAAAAAGAGGTTGCAGCCAACTCATCACCACTGAAATATTCAAGGCTTGCTTCGTAGACTTCTTGTCTCGAATAACTTCTCATGATCAGCTTTCTCCTAGTCGTCCTTGTTGCTGCAACTGTTGGAACCTACGCCTCAACAATACCTGTGGGTCCACATCTTCTTCTGGATCTATTGAGTCTGGATCAAGCAATTGGATCTTCGAGATAGAAGTATTAATCAACATAGGAAATGTAATTCCGTCAGGTCCAAGTCTGCTTTTTGCAATATGCATATTACCTATGTTGTCTGCGTTCTGTTCTTTGCGGCGTGCCAGAGTGATGAAAACGTCAGCAATCATTGCTTTCCCGAAGCACTCTGAAATATGCTTTAGCGTAACAATTGGTGCGTCTAATCCTTCCCTGTTTGTTTGTGTAGCAGTCCAAATCGGAACATTTAGTTCTCCAGCCAGCGCTCGAAGTTCCTCGTAAATACTTTCTTCTTCCAGTCTTTTTTGATCATACCTTCGAGAAGAGCGCATCAAATCTCCATAGTCTATGACAAGTAGATCTGGTTTCATGCCTTTTAAGACTAATTTATTGACATGATTCTTTAAAGCTAGCGTTGTAACCGACTTTGTTGGAAACCATTTTATAACAACCGATCCAGCCATATTGTCAATTAACTTCTTTATGTCCTCTTTGTTGTCTACTAATCTTTCTGGGGCAATGCCGCTTAACCGTGCGTCATATCTATTTCCAATTGCATGTTCTCCAAGCTCAAAGGTATAGTGGGCAACATTATATCCAAGAGATGCTGCGTGCTGTCCTATATCAACTAGGCCATGTGACTTACCAACTCCTGTCGGAGCGCACAAAACAGCTAACTCTCCTCCTCCTATTCCTCCTCTCATAATGCTATTGACTTCTTGCCAAGGTGTCGGAATGGTTTTTCTGTCAACTTTCGTCATTCGTTCTTCGAAATCATCTGCAAACATATGACCCAAAGAACGCTCTTCCCCAGCTAAGACAGCTTTTTGAATTCGACCAACAACTTGTTCGTACTGTTCTTCATTGATGTAGTCTAAGCAATCTTCCAAGGCAATGGCTAAGCTTCGCTTCTTGCAGAAACTTAGAGAATGCTCCTTTATGTGAGGAAGATCGCCATTTAATGGATCTTTCTTGATTTTAAGTAAATATGCTACAACCTTTTGTTTGAGAGATTGATCTTCAATGTCCTTGGAGAACGTAACTAAAAGATTAAACGAAGGAAATGAATCATGTTTCTTATGATATTCAAAGATCATTTCAGTCAAAAACTTTAGGTGTTCAAGATTGAAATAATCGTACTCAAGTACTTCCATCATTTGCTCTGCAAACGACTCGTCCACAATTAATGCTTGAACAATTCTTTCTTCGTAATGTTTATCGTTTTTAAATTTTGCTTCCATTTACCCTTCCTATCGCATCTATGTATCCAAACGGTTGAAAGAAACTATCACCTATCGTTGTGATGCCGTCTTTCAAGAGTTTAATACGAAATGCCGTTGCATTAAACTTAATGTCTCGTTTTAGCCCTAATTTTATTTTTTGTACGCTAGCAGAACTTATCAATGGTTTCGCAAGTTGCATAACTGATAGGTTGTCAATAACTACTTGACGACCATCGAGAAATCTCTTGTATTTTTCTCCCCCTTTTTCACAAAATTCAAAAAAATTATCTAAAGTTATTTTTTCCTCCTTCTCCATGAAAGGAAAGTATGTAACCAACCTTTTCATTCCAATTCCCTTAAGTCCCTTGAGGTTGTCAGAAGTATCTCCCACTATCGCTCGTGCTAAAGCAAAGTTATTAGGATGAACACCATACGTCTCAACAATGAATTCGGTGGTTATATACTCTTTTTTGGTTGGACTAAATAACTTAACTTTATCACCAACCAACTGATAGAAATCTTTATCATTTGATACTATTATTCTTTCGTCATCACTGTAGTAGTGAGTTAAGTAAGCTATTACATCGTCCGCCTCAACGTTCTCTATCGCTAGCTCTGTGACAGGCAAGTTAGATAAATATTCAGCTAACCTTAATCTTTGTTTTATCTTGTTTTTGTCTGAGTCTATAAGTTCGAAATCAAAGTTACGATTTAGTCGTATGGGTTTTCTTCCTTCTTTATATTCTTTCATTAAAGCTTTTCTTTTTTGGCTACCTCCAGCGCCATCCCATACTAAAATAATTTTCTCTGGATTGGTTAGTCTCGCAAAATAACCTAAACTTCTCATGAAGCCGAGGGTGCCACCGTTAGGCTCTCCATCTCCCGTTAGTGTCGGAACCACGGCATAATTGCGGATAAAGTTGTTGGTACTATCTACCAACAGTATCGTCGACATAAATCACCAACCTGCGATTTTGTTGGTTTTTTCTGCCCTAGACGCCCAATAATCAGCGAAATGAAGAACCACTGCTAGATCAGGCTCTTTATGTGCATAGTTCTTATTGGCGTCATCAAACTGACCATCATGAAGCATAATGGCCAAATACTCTTCTGAACACAAATTTGCATCAAAAAGCTGAGCAAGAAAAAGCGATCTATGAGGAACTCTCATGTAATCTATTTTTCTATTAGTCTCATAAAAGATTCCCTTATCTCTATGCCAGCTACTTTGTTGAGGTAGGTAATAGTCGTTCTCCATATCTCCTACCTTTCCGAGATCATGCAAGATGCCAACACGAATTAACGTTCGTAAATCGTACCGCCCTGGCGTCATTGTTTGTGCAAACTTACCAATCCACTTAAGTACATTTAGGTTGTGGTAGCACAAACCGCCTGGGAACGCTGAGTGATACTCTTTTCTGGCTGATGCTGGAGCTATGGCGTATCTATCGCCCAAGGCTTCCAGTAAGTTTAGTAAGTTAGGATCATTTTGTTTCTTTACGATTTCAATCGTCTTGCCGTAATTGCTAGTTATGAATTCTTCATTTGGATCTATTTCTTCCACTAAGCACCCCATGTTGGTAGTCGAGGGCCTCTAGACGCCTCAAATTTTCTTTTATACTGTTTAAATAAAGTCAAGGCGTTTCCCTGTAGACGTTGAACAAATCTCTTCTCTGTTGGAGTCATTCCTCCCTCAAATCCAGGAGCACTAGATTCTTTGCCAGCTAAGTCTTTTAGGATGTCTTTTTCGCTCCTTCCTCTGTCTCTAGATCTCCCTGCTCCAAAGTTCCATCTCTCCGATTCTCCAGTGATTACAGAAGAAGGCTGAACAACTCTTACTCCCCTCATTTTGGATGGAACATATCGACGATATGGATCCCAGCCTCTCGTAATAATGAACGGTCTAATTACTCTAGAGTAAAAGTCGTAAGGAGAAGTAATCACCGCATTACCAGCGCTACCTATGATTCGATCAAATTCTCTCACTAAGTTGGGATTTTTTTTGGATAAATTTTCAATATACTTCAATTGAAACCCAGGATCAATCAACATTCTAATAACATTAATTTCGTCATCAGATAAGTAATTGAAGTTCAATCCATGAACATTGTTTTTCCAAAGAGGATGCAAAACTAATACCGAAGGATATTTGTCATGAGCCCTTGTTCCCTCTAGATGTCTTGCTGGATATGAGAAAGCTGCTAAGTCACCTATCTTCAATCTTGCCATGGTTTATTATTTCTCCTTTCTATTCTTTTCGTCTAAGTCTGATTTAAGCTGTTCGACCTCTAGAATCGAATCAATATCGATATTCATATCGTGAGGTTTGTCGTCGAATTTTATCACCAACATCCCCTCTAAGATATCGTAAATTTCGTTTCGAAGGCTTTTGTTAGAAGACATTAATTCCGGCCATTCTGAAGACCTAAATTTTAACTCCTCTCCACCTGAAGTAGTGAACGTCTTCCATTGCTTTCCTTTTCCGTTTATAACTCCTTGATCAATCAAGAAATCTAAAATACTTGCTTCTTCTGCAATTCCATAATCATAATAGATAGGAAACTCTGCGACCCTCCACGGAGGACCAACCTTGTTTTTTATGATCTTCGTCTGACAGTTTGCTCCCATGACCCGATCCTTGCCTTTAATCTGCCCAGTTCGAACCAACTTCATTCGGACAGACGCATAAAATGACATCGCCTTCCCATGAGATGTGGTAGTAGGATCTCCAAAAGATACGCCAATTTTTGTTCGAAGTTGGTTCGTTGCAACAAATGCAATGCGCTCTGACTTAATTGCAGAGCGAATCTTTCTCAACCCCTTAGACATAATTCTGGCATGTAGAGCTACCTGTTCGGTAGGATTGTATCCTCCTTCCAATTCAGCGGCGGCAGGTGTTGCAGCAATAGAATCCCAAACAATTACAATTAACTTATTCTTATATTTGAGTCTAGTTAGGACAATGACTTTCTCAATGTAGCCAAAGACTTCCTCTAAAGAATTCAAGTATTCCTTGTAAATGAGCGCATCCCAATTCAATCCAACACGAATAGAAAATCCTTTATCCATATCGTGTTCGACATCAATGCATATAGCTATTCCGCCTTTCTTCTGTGCTTCGGCCATGATGTGAGTGGCCAATAGCGTTTTGCCTGCTTGGTTCTCTCCAATTAACTCTGTTATTCGACCGACAGGAATTCCTCCATTTCTCTGATTGGAGATGGCGTAGTCCAAGAAAGTCGATCCAGTCGAAACGAACTCAACAACGTCTTCTATTTCGTCTGACTCTAAAAGAATTTTCAAGTCTTCTGCTAAATCAACTTCTTGTTCCTTTTTCTTTTTTGCCATTTAAGTCCTCTCCGTTTAATATAAAGTTTTCAACAACAGGACAGCCGCTCTCATCTAATACTGTCACCAACTGACCCCTCGTAAACACTTCTACGTTTATTGATCGAAGGTGTTTTCCGTAGGGATTTAAAGGAGCAGCATCAAATTCAATTTCAGCAAGATCCACCAACCCCCCAGATTTCTCTAGGGAATCGGTGGATTCAGAAGAAGAACTACGCTGGAACTTGCTGAGAATTTTCGAGAGCTTTTTCAAGTTCTTCTTCAACATTATATACTCCTCCAGATGAATTTGAACTAGCTTTACGAACTGTTTCTCCGCTATCTTCATTTACTACTTCTTCTTCGCTAAAGCTTAGCCAATCCTGCAAACGCTTCTTGATTTCTGCAGTTGCCATAGGTTTGAAGACATCTTCAATAGGCTTGATACTTTTCAGTATCTTATCGATCTTATCTTCGCTATCCGCAAGGGGAGTTTCACGCCTACTAAAAGTCAAAGATGTTTCAGGATATCGTTTTCCTGCTTTTTTCTCAGACTTGACTGTAATGTCAATTCCCTTATTTGGATCCATGTAGTTGCCATATTCTTCGTTGAATATCTTTTCAAGCAATTCTTGATACACCATTTTCCCAAATCCCCAATACTTTGGAGTTTGAGATGGGTCGTCACGATCGACTACAACTGCATAAATTCGCTGTTTTGGAGATAAAGTTTTGGCCAATTCCAAATCTTTTTCATCGCCGCTTTCACGAAGCTCTTGCGCCAAATCCCAAATAGGGTCGGAGCGACCAGACATACGACGTGGCGATAGAATCCCTGGACCTTGGCCTATGCCATAGTAAAACCAAAGCTCAACGAAGGGATCGTCTGAAAATGGATAGTGGATCAAACGAATCCTACTTTCCTCTCCGTCTTTTTTTGGCTTCCAGATATTAGAAGTAAAGTTCGTACTTCCAGGATTCTTTAGTTGTTCCAGCTTGCTTCTTAGTTTATCTAAATCCATTGTTTTTCTCCTTGTTTTCTTTATTCATATAATTTTGTTTTTTCTATTTTATTGGTCAATAACTTCTTTAATTCGTCAAGTCTTCTCTGAGGTGTCGCTAATCCAGTAACCATCGTATAGATTACGAATTTATCTTTGTTTACTTCGTAGATTCCCCTAAAGACAGTTGCATTGCCTGTAATATTCGCTAATGTATCAAATCCAGTCTCAAGAGAATCCATTAACCCTGGAGTGGTATCCAATATATCACCACTTGCTGTAGCAATGCAAGACGCAGCTTTTGCTGTTTGAATATCAAATCCGCCACATAGTAGTCCTTTTTCTAGGTTTGATCTAATCGCTTTGGAGATGTCTGTGCCATCTGCATAATCTTTGAGCGTAGTCATTCCCATAATCATACACCCGCCAGCACCCAATACACGACTGTAATCTGCTGGATCAAACGATGTTAGGTCGCTAGGTTTACTAGACAGTACATTGAACATGTGAAACAAACCAGTAACAGTAGAATTGACTGTTGGCCAAAATTGACGAACTGTCAATTTAGGATACATCTTCTTAATTTTGTCATTATCGAAAATCAACAAAGGACTGATTGCTCCACTTTCCGCCAAAGAACAGAGTTTAGTTCCTAGAAGGTGGGCGTTTTCTGCGACAGTAGGAGAATTTGATTCCCCTTTTGTAGGCAAAGTTAAAAGAACGCCAACCTTACTGTTGACATCGCTCACTCCAAGGTAGGTAAGGTATTTTTTAGCAGTTTCCACAAGACGCAAACAAGCGCCACCTCCGGTTCCACCACCTGCGCCAGCACAAACAAGTACTCGATCTACGTTACCAAAAATCTTTTGCATCTTTTCGTAAATCTCTTGCTGATGTTCATCAGCGGCAGACTCACCTTTTCGCATATCTTTTCCAGCGCCGCCGCCTGAATCTGTGGTCATAAGTACTTTTTGTTGTTCTGGTATGACAGTAAGCCCGTCAAGATCATGTTCTGCAGTATTGACTGCGAGAGATTTCTTGTAGCCAAGGTTGTAGAAAGATTCTGCTAATCTACCTCCACATTGTCCTGCACCCACAATGCCAAATACAACTGATCCTCCCGATTCATCTTGCATCGATGAATCACTTGCTTCTTCTGTTCCTTCTAGATCTTCTAATGGTAAATCTGGAATGTCTATATCAACCATAGTTTGTTTCTCCTTTGAGTTTTGGATTATACTTTTTTCATCATCTTCGAGTAAAGCGCTTTCTTCTTCTGAGACAGCATCAAGAGCTTCCATAATTTTTTTAGCCATCTCTTTTTCTTCCGGCGTCTTGGGCTCAGGAGGATCTCTAGGAGCAATACCCATGTCTGCTGGAAACCTCTCCTCTAATTCTTCAAGGATTCTTTTTTGTTCGGGTTTGATTTCCACTTTTGCAGCAGAACTTAAGTTCTTTAAATCTTTCTTTTTCCACATATTGTTGGAACTGCTTCCCATAATAACCTCGCTTTCGTCTATTTGACGAAAATAATCTCCTATATGCTTAGACCACTTATCTAATCGTTTGCCTCTATGGCCGTCGCTAAGAGATTGTTTCAGAACAGAACGTGCCTTTTCATAACCTTCAAGCGAAGGAGAGTTGCTTATGATC